AACTAGTTTGATCAACGTTACTAGACAAACAGTTTCAGTTGGTCGTCCATCGATTAATTACAATGAAACTGCTTTACATAGCTATAACAATGTAACCTACATTGCACAAAAGCCAGAATGGCAAACACTTGAATTAGTGGTAAGAGATGACATAACAAATTTGGTATCAAGTAACGTCAGTAGCCAGGTGCAGAAGCAAATGAATCATTACACCCAAAGTGCTGCTCCTTCGGCTGGAAATTATAAATTCCAAATGGAAATACAGACACTAGACGGTACAATGACAACTTCTAACATTATAGAAAGCTGGTACTTAGAAGGATGCTATCTAACATCTGTTGCATATGATAGCTTAGACTATTCCAGCTCAGATGCTATGCAAATTACCATGACATTACGTTATGATAACGCTACACAGGGCAATGAAAGCTCATTGGGCTACTTGATTAATAGCGTTGGTACAGTAATCAATACTGCTACATCAATATTCGGCGGCGTTGGGGTAGCTACCTAACAGAAATTAAGGATTGATAATATAAAGGCGGAATAATTTCCGCCTTTATATTTGGCTAAATATTTAATGCAGGTAGTTTTACGTTCTCCAAAAATTGCTCAACGAGTCTTTGGACTTGACAGTCCGGGACAAATAGTACGTTCTGTTCCTAGAACAAAATTTATGTTCAAAGCTGAGTTTACTCTCGGCGCTGCAGCAAATAATATGATGCAAAATATAGGATTAAATCTCTGGCAAGATACAGACAATATTGCATATAAGGTGAAGGTGATAGATAAACCAAGAATTGGTTTGGCTGCAACAGAACTGAATCAATACAATAAAAAGAAAATTGTATACACAAAAATTGAATATAATGAAGCAACTTTACGATTACATGACACTGTAGATAACAGTATGCTAAACGTTTGGGTAAATTATTTTACATATTTCTTTGGTGATAGCAGACCTAAGGTTGATTCAAATTATCGACAGGGTTCAGTATCACCATTATTTGAGGATAACACAGGGTGGGGCCTCAGACCCATTTCAGAAAACACAAACTTCTTTGATGCTATCACTGTGTATGCTTTATTTGCAAATACCTACACAAGTTTCAAATATATCAACCCGAAAATTACCAATATAGACTGGCAGAATTATGACTATAGTTCCAGTGATCCAGAAGAAGTAAGTGTAACATTTAAGTACGAGGCAATAGAATATCAAAAATTTGGACAACCTTATGTAGAAGGTGATGATTTTGAATCTGGTTTTCTTGCAGAGGATACACTATATGTTGGCGGATTCACAAAAACCACACCACAATCTGTACAACCCTTAATTTTCACTAATCAACAAGCAAGCATCAGTACAACTATTCAAACATCTAATATATCAGATCCTACTGCCGATCCATTGACACAAACAGCTAATCAAAATGCCGCTGTCGCTCCGGGCGCTACAGTACCAACTGAATTAATAAATGGATCTGTAGACACCTCTACCATAACTCCAGGCACAACGGCTGCCTCTTCAATGTTGTTCATAAGTTCCAAATATCAAGGTAGCACTACAGCACCTGCTCCAGATATTGGAACAGGTTTAACACCGCCGTCTTCCATTGCAAGAAGTACAACTAGCACAACAACATCTTCGTCTACAATAACAGAACAAGCCTCAACATTGATAGGCGGCGAGCCATTTGTTCCTGGCCAGCCATTATCTAAGACGCAAATAGCAGCTATAACAATGGGCTCAAAACTTGGAAATTCCTATTCGCCATTAGTCTTAGCCCAATATCAGAAGCAACTTCAAACACTAATACCAACTCCGTAGGTCATTCATGCCAAATAATACAACAGCAAATTTAATTACAAAACAATTAGCCACTCGCAGTGGTCAAATAGCTATTAACAACAATAATGGAACTTTTTCATACGTAGATACTTTAACTGGCAAGACAATTACAGGGTCAAACGTTACACAGAGTCTACTTGCTAATCCTCAGCGACCAAACGATCCTCGATTAACATCGCAGGCAATTGATATTGCTAGCGGATTTTTTTCAGGAACAAACACACCGTCAGAAATGATCGAAGCAATTGCTAGTGTTGCAGCATATGTCAGTGCAACAAGCGGAATTCCAGTTCAGCATTTGTTTAAATCAGGATCTATCAGTTTACAATTAATTCAAGCTTACAACTCTTTCAAACCAAAGGGCAGTCAAGTTGGAGTATTTGTCGGAACTGGTAATCCTGCCTGGGTAAACAATCCAACACTAAGAGGATCTATAGCATCAGCTATAGTATTTCAGCCATGAGTAAATACAGCCAAGATGAATTTGTTCCGAAAAATCCACAAAAGTTAGTTGGTAATTCCAGACCTTTTTATAGAAGCTCCTGGGAACTTACGGTAATGACACTGCTTGATAATCATCCTAATGTCATACAATGGGCCAGTGAAAGCATTACCATTCCGTATGTAAATCCATTAACTGGAAAGCGTGCAACATACATTCCTGATTTTTTTGTACTCTATAAAGATAAAATGGGCCGTGAAAGAGCTGAATTAATCGAAGTGAAACCTGCTAAAGAGGCTATTGCTGAAAATGCAAAAAGTAAAAGAGACAAAGCGGCTTTGCTAGTAAATACAGCAAAGTGGGCTGCTGCAATGACCTATTGCAAAAAAGCAGGTATAAACTTTAGAATTCTAACTGAAGACCAAATTTATATCACCAAAGGCAAACAACTTAAAAAGAGAATATCATGAGCAAACAGTTTGAAAAACTAGAAGAAGTGTTAGATTTGCCACCTATGAGTATTGACGCTGAAACTGTTCCTACAGCCGATGACATGCAGGCTGCTCTAGAACGTGCCAGAGAGCTAGAAAAAGAAGTCAGCAAAATTGATGGATTTGATCAACACGATACCGAAATGGATGATCTCGCAGGAATGGCTATTCAAGCTCACAAAGACCTACAAGATCTGGGTATGAATGTTGAAATTAAACATGCAGGTGAAATTTTTGCTAGTTCTAGTCAAATGTTAAAAATAGCAGTAGACGCCAAAAATCTTAAAGTTGAAAAGAAATTACGTCTATTACGTTTACAGCTAGATAAAATGCGTATTGATAAAATGGTCAAAGATCAAGAAGCAGATGCAATAGACGGCACAGCTACCAAACTAGACAGAACAGAGCTGGTAAAAATGCTAAAAGAAATGGACCCTAAAGATAAATAAATGTAACAGGAGCCATCTAATGAAGGATTTTAAGTCGTATCTAACGGAAAATGCTAAAAGTCACGTATATGTGATAAAATTTGCACAGGAACCAACAGCTGAACAGATTCAGATTATAGAGGCATGGCTACAGAGATTTGAATTGCAAAATTCTACTAAAGTTACCATGATAGAAAACGATACTAAAGACTTTATAGATATTCCAAATAGACAAATTTATGCATTTGAAGTAACACTTGGTACTCCTGTTAGCCAGTACATTTTGCTACAAGATTTGAAAATAGCAGCCAATATATCTGAAAAATATATGGTTGTTCGCAGTGCGCTTGAGCCCATACAACAGTATGCAGAACATGATTCATGGTCTCGTGCACAAGATAAAATGATGAAAGATAAAGGTTTAGTTCCCGCTGCACGTTTAAGTACCGATAGAGAATATCAAACAGCTGAGCAACCCCCTGTACGAAATCTTTTCGGCGATGATTATAATCGCAAGCTGCTAGACTATCTTGCTGCTGTAGCGGATGAACGTCCTGACATGACTGTTACTCCTAGTGCTCCATTATTTGACTGGATAAAAGAAGATATCAGTCCAGGAGAGCCTCATCAGGATACAAGCAATTTCAATGCACATATTAAAACACCACAGCCGGTTACCAAAGGAAAAATGGAAAATCCAGTAGGCAAAAACATGTTGAACAGTCATGGAGAAATTAATGACAATGCAACGCCTAATGTAAAATTTGCTCAAAAGGCAAAGACTGGTAAGAAACAAACCATGGTTCAACCAGCAAGAAAGGTATAAAATGGGAAAAGAGCTAAACATAATCTATAGAAGTGATGACACCGGCGACAGTGATTCGCCTGAACTCATGAGAATACTTAATCTAGCAGGTATGTCAGTATCCGAACCAGGTGATAACTCAGCTGATGCAACCGGATGCGAAACCTGTGGTAGTCAGGATCACATGCAAGATGTATGCCCTCATGCTGTTCAACCAGCTATGGTAACAGATGCCAGCGCTGAAGGTCTTGCAGAGGAACAGGCTGACCACGATTACGGTAGCCAGGACGTAGACGAAGAAGGACACGAAGTTGATCCAAGTACGTATATATGGAATGGCGGTAAGCTTCCACAGAGAATTGTCAAAGGTACGCAAGGTGATAATCCATTAATTAGTGAAATTCATTCACAATTGGTGGAAAAATGGAGCAAGTTCTTAACAGAGGACGCAGACAGAGAAAATGAAGATGGAAGTCTTAGTCCATTAAGTGATCCAACTAAGCCAGAGTTTGATAAAGATCCGTTGAGCAATGAAGAACCAGTAGTAGATGGTAGTCATAGTCCAATGAGTACAATAGCAAGGCAGGCAGCACTGAAATAGTTTCGGTGTTGACCTCCGTGTGAGGGAATATGCTGATTACAAAAAAACGTCCTGTTTTATTACAGGTATATTATTTTATGCCAGACCATCCAAGTTTATTACAGGAATTTACTTGGGGATATGAAGATATTATTCCAGAATTGATAAAAACACACAAATTTTTAAACCACTGGCACCAAAATGTTGAGGCTGTAATTTCTGAAGCGCTTATTAGTATCGCAGATGCACATTACAAAACATGGCGCCCGGTAAATGATTACATAAAATATAATTAATATCATGCCAAGAAAAAACGCAGAATTCGTCAAACTTAAACCACCAAATCAGCCCACGATGTATACGCCCGAACAATTAAAAGAGTTCGCGGCATGTGCAAGAGATCCAATTTACTTTATGGAAAAGTTCCTCTACGTGCAACATCCTACACGAGGTAAAATTCCATTTGCAGCCTACGAGTTTCAAAAAGACTTGATAAAAACTTACAATGAAAATCGCAATGTTATTGCTATGATTCCAAGACAGAGTGGTAAGACAACTACCGCTGCTGCATTTTTATTATGGTATGCTACTTTTAACAACGACATGACTATTCTTATTGCAGCTAACAAGTTTAAAGCTGCTAATGAAATCATGGGACGTATCAAGTACGCATACGAAGAATTACCAAATCATATTCGTGCTGGTGTTGTCAGTTATAACGTCCAAAGCATTCAGTTTGATAATGGCAGTAGAATTGTAGCCACCACAACTACACCAGACAGCGGACGAGGCATGTCAATCAGTTTGTTGTATCTTGACGAGTTTGCATATGTTAAAAACAAAATTGCTGAAGAATTTTGGACTTCTATTGCACCCACACTAGCTACAGGTGGTAGATGTATCATTACCAGTACGCCTGCAAGTGACGAAGATATGTTTGCACAGCTATGGTTAGGTGCTACTAGAACGATTGATGAACACGGTAATGACATTCCTAATAAAGTTGGAATAAACGGTTTCAAATCTTTCACTGCACATTACAGTCAAGTTCCCGGGCGCGACGACGACTGGGCGGCTAGTGAAAAAGCTAAAATTGGGCTCGAAAGATTCCAACGAGAATACGAGTGTATTTTCGCAGGTGAAGAAAGCACACTGATTAGTGGTTTAACCTTACAGCGGTTAGAAGGTATAAACCCAATTAAAAAAGTAAACGAAATTAGGTGGTATGATAAAGTTAGTGGAGACAAAACATATCTAGTAAGTCTTGATCCCAGCGCAGGTGTAGGTAAGGATCCTGCATGTATTCAGGTTTACAGTCTTCCAGATTTAGTGCAGGTAGCCGAATGGACCCACACGAAAACAAGCCCGGTTGGACAGATTCGAATGTTACAATCTATTGTCAATGGCATATACAAAGAAATTAAAGATTCAGGATATAAAGGCGAACCCGAAATTTATTTTACACTAGAAAATAACACTTGGGGAGAAGCATGTATTGTAGCATTAAATGATATCGGAGAAGATAATTTCTACGGCCAAATGTTACATGAGCCAAAACGTCCTGGTGTTATACGTAGAAAAGGATTGAATACAAACGTAAGAAGTAAAGCATTCGCCTGCAGCAAGCTCAAAACTCTAGTTGAAAGCAATAGATTAAAAATCAACAGCAAATCCCTAGTACGTCAGTTAAAGTTCTTTGTAAGCCATAGAGATACATTTGCAGCCAAACCCGGCGAACATGATGATTGTGTAATGAGCACATTACTTTGTGTGCGTCTAATGCAAATGGTAACAAATTGGGATGATCGTATAAGCGAAGCTATGAAAGATGCTTTGTATGAGGATAACGAAGCCAGAGATCCATTACCATTTGCTATTGTAATTAGCTAAATAGCTAATAGGAAACATAACATGCAAATAAATTGGAACGCTATAGGCGAAAAAATCTACAGCATTTTAAAAGGTTCAGCTAAGTCCGTTAGTATGTATGATGCTAAAGGAAATAGTACTATAGATCCATCCGAAGCTACAAGATTTTTCGCTAATCTGCCTAGCCACAATAAAAAATTGCAAAACATTACTATTTTAGTTGCGTGTCACGACGAAGGGCATGATAGCCATCTCACAATTAAAACACCCAACGTAAAAGATCAAAAAGATTTCGCTAAAATTCATCAAATTAGAAATCATATTAAAAAAGCCATAGGCGATCGCGAAGGCCTAAAAATAAATTGGCATGTATTTGATCACGCTATAAATCCAAAGGATGAAGTGATTAACAATGTTAAGAATACCGTAAATGAAGGTATGATCGGAGACATGATTAAGTATTGGTGGAATAAGACAAAGCTCAATTCAATAGCCAACAAACTAATGAAAATGTTAGAGAGTGATATTCCAATAAAAACAGAAAAGCTCCGAGACGGTGTTTGGAAAATTATCTTTATAGATGACAATGAGTGGCCTATTGAATCTAAAGATTTAATATCTCGCAAACTTGGTAGCGTATTTTATACACATTTTGATCAAGATGGAAATTTGATCGTAAGATTGAAATCAGCAATACATGAGGAGACAGCCGTGAGTAACATTAAGGAAAGTAAAGACGTAAGCAAAGTTTACGGTACAACAAA